CCTACCATGATCTGGTTATAAAGCGGAAAGCATACGACGGAAGAATAAAAATAGAAAACGTGCCACCGTCTGAATTCCTCATATCGAGAGAGGCTAAAGATATTCAGAACGCGAGATTCGTCTGCCACCGAGTGTTGAAAACCTTATCCGAACTCAGGGAGATGTACCCCGACAAGAATTTAGAAGTTGAAGACCTGAGAGGGGCTTCAGAAGATATGATGGACTTTAGTGGGGAAAGGCTTGAGAGATACCAGTTTGACAAGTCTGCCACTTATTGGGAAGGTTGGGGTGATGCCACTTATAACGAAGATGGCTTAGAAACTTATTGGTTACACGAATCTTTCCTAAAGACAGATTTTAATAATGACGGAATCACGGAACTTAGGAAGGTTTGCACCGTAGGTTCCGTAGTTCTAGCTAACGAAGAAATAGATAAGATTCCGTTTGTATCTATAACGCCGGTAAAAATACCTCACAAGTTTTTCGGCCTGTCTGTTGCTGACCTCATTATGGACCTCCAGTTGATGAAGAGTACGCTAATGCGTAACCTCATGGACAATATGTACAATCAGAACTACGGGCGATATGCCGTACTAGAAGGCCAAGCGAACCTAGATGATTTGCTCACACAACGTCCGGGCGGGGTGGTCAGGGTAAAATCCCCCAATGCTGTCACCCCTCTGGCTACCCCTGCCCTTGAACCATACACCTTCCAGATGCTTGAGTACATAGATGGTGTTAGAGAGTCTAGGGCCGGCGTATCTAAGATGTCTCAGGGAATGAATGATAACGCCCTGACATCGCACACCACAGCTACGGCAGTGAACGCAGTTATGACGGCAGCACAAAGCCGCGTTGAATTAATTGCTAGGAACTTTGCCGAAACTGGGGTTAAAGACCTGATGATTTGTATATACGAATTACTGGCAAAGAATCAGGATCGTGAGCGGGTTGTGATGCTCAGAAATAATTGGGTTCCGGTAAGGCCCGATGTATGGCGCGACAAGTACGACTGCACCGTAAGTGTTGCTCTAGGAAGTGGTAACAAAGACCAGCAGATGGCACACCTCTCGCAAATGCTACAGTTTGCCGGAGAAGCTATGAAGGGTGGTCTTCCAATAGTGAACGTGCAGAATATGTACAATCTTGGGGCGACCTTGATTAGAGCAATGGGATTCCAGAATGTAGACGACTACTTGACCAACCCTGCTACAATACCGCCCAAGCAAGAAGAGCCTGATCCAGAAGCGCAAGAAAAGCAGATGGAAATGCAACTCAAACAGAAAGAACTTGAAATAAAGGCCGCTGACGTACAGGTAAAAATGCAGAAGATTCAGCAGGAATACCAGAAAAACGCAGTGGATGCACAACTAAAAGCCGCGGAATTAAACTTAGAAGCACAACAGGATAGGCCCGTAGCTATAGGATAAAAATGACACCAGAGGAAAAGGAGCGTAGAGCGAACTCCTTGATAAATGACCCGCTCTTTAATGAAGCATTTGATGTATTAAAAGAAGATTTAATGAACCGTTGGAATCACAGTGGTTCAACAGATTTGGAGGCCAGAGAATCTATCTGGCTTGCAATGCGACTGCTTGACCGGATTCATGGTCATATATCGTCCATAGTTGAAACTGGACACATGGCTAAGGTAATGGAAAAGCAACACCCATATATCTGATAGAGGAATTTAATTATGGCGGACACGCAAACTGCCCCGCAAGCACCGGCTGGAATACAGCCAAACCCCGCGCTAGATGGAAGTGTTACAGAGGCGCAAGAAGCTATACTCAGTTTACTGGAACCTGAAGAGGAGAAACCGGAATCTGAGGAAGCACAACCTGCCGAAGAAGAAGAGTCTCAACCCGAAGAGGAAGATGAATCATTAGAAGCGGAACCCGAAGAGGAAGAGGAAGCCGATGAGGCTGATGAAGAATCTGAGGAACCGACTGAAGGAGAAGAGGAACTTTTCACCGTTAAAGTTGACGGACAAGATAGAGAAGTAACCCTTGAAGAACTTAGAAATGGCTATAGCCGTCAGTCGGATTACACCAGAAAGACGCAACAACTAGCGAGTGAACGTCAGCAAATGGCGCAACTGCAACAGCAGTGGCAAAATGAAATGATCGCCGCTCACGGTGAACGTCAGCAATACATAGATTCACTTGGACAAATTGTTCAGCAATCTATGGGTGGATTAGAAGAGTATGCAAACATAGACTGGGAGACTCTCAAAGAAGACGATCCTATACTTTATGTTACAAAACGTGATGAGTTCCGAGAGGCCCAAGATCGTGTAGCCGATATGCAGGAGAGGCAGGAATACGCCATGCAACAGCAGAACGCTGAAATGCAACAGGCAATGGCCTACCGACACCAGCAGGAAAGGGTACAGCTTGCGGAAAAAGTGCCGGAATGGAAGGATACGGAAAAAAGAAAAGAGATGGTTTCCACCCTCCGATCTTATGCACAGGAACAGGGTTTCACGAAAGATGAGATTACTAATCTAATAGACCATAGATCACTCATAGTTTTAATGAAGGCGCAGAAGTATGATGCAATACAGAACTCCGACGTTAAATCTAAGAAGCTAAAGAACAAACCCAAAGTTGTTAGGTCCGGTAAGGGAGTGGCTAAGGAAGCTAATTCTAAAGCCGATAGAAAAGCTAAAATGAAGCGTCTGCGAGGCACAGGGCATATTGATGATGCGTCTGCGCTCTTGGAGGATTTTATAGACATTTAACTAAGGGAGGGAAATGCTATGGCAGTTCCTACGAATACTAGGGAAACCTACGGTGCTGTAGGCATCAGGGAAGACCTAAGTAATATTATATATAATATCAGCCCCATGGATACACCGTTTCTAAACGGTTGTGGTCGTGGTTCTGCTGATAACACCACGTTTGAGTGGCAGACAGATGAGTTAAAGCAAGTTGCTATGAATACGCAGATCGAGGGTAACGATTATACTTCAACTGCTGCGACTGAGCCTCGTCGTCTTTCAAACTATACCCAAATCTCCGCAACGCAAGTCCAGAGTTCTGGAACTGCTGAAGCGGTAGACTTTGCGGGTAGAAAGTCAACTCAGGCTTATCAGTTAGCCAAACGCGCTAAAGAAATGAAGCGTGATATGGAGTATATGTTACTCCAGGGTACGGTTAAGAATATTGGCGCGTCTGGCACAGCTAGAGAAACCGCTTGCTTTTCAACCTGGGTTGGAACCAATGATGCAGCTACGTCAAATGTTGTTGCTGCTTCTACTGGCGCTGGCATTACTAACAGTGGTGCTTCAACTTATCCAGATGGAACGACAAACTCTGCAACTGGTGGCGCTAACACGACAACCACAATTGCTTTGATTAACAATGTTGTTGAGCGTATCTGGAATCTGGGTGGAACACCTGACACCATTCTGTGCAATAGCACGGTGAAAGGCACTATCAGTAGCTCTTCTGTTGGTGGTGCTGTGGTTGCTGCCCCCAGAAAAGACATAGGCTCTAAAGACAATATCACCGCCGTAAATGCTGTTGATGTTCTTGTTACGGACTTTGGTACGTTTAAGGTTGTACCTGATCGGTTCATCCCTGCTACCAATGTTGATTTTGTGGACTTTGACCTGTGGTCTGTTGACTATCTACGTCCTTTCCGTACAGAAACTCTTGCCAAATCTGGCGACAGTGTGAAACAGCTTTTGATTGCTGAGTACGGTTTGCGGGCTAAGAATGGCAACGGAAGTGGTCAGTTGAAGAGCGCAATCTAAATAGTCTTGGTTTAGCCCCCTTCGGGGGGCTTTGCCTAAAAGGAGGAAAAAGATGGCACATATTGGACAACCGCCCAGCAAGGGTAGTGCAACAGCTATTGGCCCTGATATGAATCCCCCACCTTATTCAGAAGGTGAACCTAAACTTAAAAAGTATGGGCCGGGAACAGATGGTGCTTTAGGGCATACAGATCATAATGGCTCTATAGATAATGTTATAAGCACTCAGGTTTCAAAAGTAGGAAAGGTTTATGGCTGGTAAAAAGAGTAAGCCTGTAAAACAAAAGGCAGCAAAGCAACAAAAACCTATGACTTTTGAAGAAAAACTTTCGGACACAAAATCCCGCATGGAAAAAATTGTGGGGGGAAACGATCAGGGATACCATTTAAGATGACTGAAAAAGTACAACCTAATATGTTACATACTAC